TGTTAGGTGGACTTAGCGTTATTATAGGCGCAGTCATATCTACAATTTACAATAGCGTCAAAGAATTAGAGCGTTCTGATAAAGATATTAATGAAAAGCTATCAGCCATAGAGGTTGCTGTTGCAGGTAATTACGTTAAGCGTGATGAATTTATAAACACAATAGAAAGATTATTTACTAAGTTAGATAGCATTGACCAAAAACTAGATGCAAAGGCTGATAAATGAGCCTTGGAATTACAGAACTTATATCAGGAATATTTAAACCTGCTACAGAACTAATAGACAACTTACATACCTCTAAGGAGGAAAAGCTAGAACAGAAGCGTCTGTTGCTTGAGGTGCAAGGGCGTGCAATGGACAGGGTTCATGAGTACAACACAGAGTTGCTCATGGGTCAGGCCAAGATCGTAAACAGCGAAGCAAGCTCAGAGCATTGGCTTACAGCTAATTGGCGGCCATTAGTTATGCTTACGTTCACTGGCTTAGTTGTAGCACGTTTTCTTGGCTTTGAGGCAGAAGGCATGACAGAGAAAGAATATCAGTCGCTATGGAACCTAATCACGTTAGGTGTTGGTGGTTATATTGGTGGTAGATCAGTTGAGAAAGCCATAAAGACATATAAAGGCTCAGGCGATTAAATGCCATTTAGATTTAGCAAAAGTAGCAAGAATAGATTGCTCGGTGTTGATCCCGACATATTTAGAGTAGCTCGGCTTGCTATACAGATAACTAAAATTGATTTTGGTATACCTTTGCATGGTGGGTTAAGAACACAAGCCGAACAGAATGAGTTGTTTCATGCAGGACTATCTAAATGTGATGGCTATGAGAAAATTAGTTCGCACCAGACAGGCGAGGCATTAGATGTATATGCTTACGTTGATGGTAAGGCCTCTTGGGAGGAACACCATTTAGCAATGGTTGCCACAGCAATGCTACAATCAGCAAGCCAATTAGGTGTTGGATTAGAATGGGGTGGATTATGGAAGTCATTTATTGATATGCCACACTTCCAGTTACAAAAAAAGAGGCCGCAATTAAGCGACCTCTAAAACAAACACAAGGAACGGGGATAAAACAACCTTGTAACTTTTAGTAACATAGAAAGACGAACAGTACAATGGGTAAAACAAACTCAAGTAAAGTAAATTGGTTAGACTTAAAGGAATACTGTATTAATCAACGCGAGCTAGAAGTAATTACTGCGCGTTCATTTGATGATACAGTTCACGATACAGCCGCGAAATTTGGACTATCTGTCAGAGCCGTTTATGCAATATCAAGTTCAGTCAAAGCTCGTGCGGCACGTAGAGGCCATGCACCAGAGCATGATATGATTGCGACAGCGCCCGATGGATTTCAAGTAAAGGGTGTATCAACTTATTATAATGCAAATGGACAGCCTACAGGCCAATGGGTTAAGACTGTTGGTGATAAAGAGCGACAACATGAGATTATGTTGCAAGCTATTGAAGAAACGCATAAAAATTATAAGCCGTTTAAGCCAAGCCCTAAAGTAAAGCATACAGATAAAGACTTATTATCGCTTATTACAATTACCGACTTTCACTTGGGCATGTATGCATGGGAAGCTGAAACTGGTGATGACTGGGACGTGAATATATCTAAACGTGTATTTCTCAATGCAATAGCAGATATGATAGAAGCCGCACCGAAAGCCGATACAGGCGTGCTTTGCCAATTAGGTGACTTTCTACACTTTGATGGTATAACAGCTATCACGCCCATGTCAGGCCACATACTAGATGCTGATACGCGCTATAGTAAGCTAGTTGAGCTAACCATAGAGATTATGACCCAAGCTGTTCATATGATGCTAAAGAAATTTGGTAGGGTTGTAGTAGTACAGGCAGAAGGCAACCACGATATGTCAGGCTCAATATGGCTACGAAAGCATATTAAATATGTATTTAAAGACGATAAAATAGTTGAAGTTATAGACAACGAATTTCCTTATTACGCTTATTTGCACGGGGAGATACTGTTAGGGTTCCATCATGGGCATAAGAAAAGAATGGCACAACTGCCAAAACTGTTTGCTAGTGAGCCACGTTTTCGTAAGCTATGGGGGCAAGCAACACAGGCTTATATTCACACTGGACATATGCACCACGAACGTACAGTTGAAGATGCAGGAGCTATAGTCGAACAGCACCCAACATTGTCAGCAAGAGATGCTTATGCCGCTAGAGGCGGTTGGGTATCGGCTAGAGGTGCAAAAGTTATAACCTACCATTCTAAACTTGGCGAGGTACACCGAACAACCGTTCGGCCACGTTAGCCGCTTGCTTATAGTTTACTTCGTGCTTCTCACAGATCGCATAGAACTCAGTAGCCTTGTCTACGCCATAATGTGTATAACATGACCAGTTTAATGTTTCTATAAAGTTAAACTTATTAGTGTAAACATCACGTCTGAATAAATGAAACTTGTACTTTCTAACTTCTCCGTCGTCGTGTACGCATTCTTGGTTAAGAAAATAGATATCCATATATTCGTCTATGTTGTCTTGCCAATTCCATGTTTGTATAAAAGTCATTAATCGATCTCCTTGATATTTGGTTTGTATGTTCCAAAGCCTCTTGATTGTATTTTAGTACGGCCTTGTATCTTTTGTTTAGGTTTTTGTGACTTCTTAGTCGTTTTAAGTAGCGAGCGTAACTTTTTACGTGCTAGACTATCTGCTTTATCTTTTTTGATTGCACACGAAATGCATGTTAGTGCAATGTTTCGCAATTCGTGTTTACCACCTAACGCACGACTGTGTAAGTGTTCTTCACGAATACGTTTTGCCTTAAATACTAATGGCTCTTTACAGGTTGCGCATTTACCACCTTGTTCAGAAACCAATTGACCAAACTGCATTTTTGTCAGTGGTTTGTATTTAACATAATCAGGGTGGTCAGACAGCCTCATAATCGCCTCTAATTGCTTTGCTAACATCAGCCTTTAATCTCTTTAACCATTTGTGTTGATCGCGTCTATCACGTCTAACAACGGCATCACGATATTTAAATCGTGTGTAGTAGCAATGGTTGGTATAAAAGGTTGTAGTTCCTTTTTTATCTATGCGTTGTTCTATCATTGTTATCCTCTCAAATAGTTATACATACAAAATACATATTAATTATGTTAGGTCAATGCATAATATGTAAATAAATTCCTAAATATAGGAAATTAATTCTTGCAATAGGTTTGTTTATGGTTAATATGCTTATATTACAAACTCAAAAGGAACGTAGTATGAAACTAACAATAACAAATATTATAGAAAGGTGCGGAGGTAGCAAGATGATTGCAAGGCAATGTGATGGACTGCAAGCTGATAGCATCAGAAAGTGGGTTGGCAATGGCATACCAGAAAAACACTGGACACCAATCTGCAAGCTACATGGCAAGCGTCTTAATGCTAATAAGTTACACGATCTAAACGAAAGCATAAGACATGCTAAACAGTAAAAAAACAAAATGCAGTGAATGTAAAACACGCTATGACAAACGCGATATGCGTTATGAGCAAGGTGTTGTAGTCTGTTATGATTGCTATTACACGCCAATCAGAGCCGAACTAACACTACTTGATGTTGAGCTAATGCACAAATCAGAACAAGAACTGTTAATGGCAGAAAGCAAAAAAGAACTAATTAATTTGTTAGTGATGATAACACTAACAGCAACATTACTAGCAACTGCAATAGCACTTGCTATATTAGCCATCTAGGGATTAAAAAAATGGATAAATCAGAGAATACAAAACAACTACAAAAAGCATTATTGAAAGCAACGCCAGAATTACCTGCTGTTACTTATAATGCGGCTGTTAAATATGGTAAGACTAACTTTGAGTATGCTAACATTACAAGCATACTAGATGCAGTACAGCCAGTCTTAACTAAATATGGACTTACTCTAATGCACAGCATGGAGAGTATAGAAGATGGTGTTATAAAATTTAGTGCAACACTAACACACGCAGATAGTGATGAGTTTGTAAAATCATATTTATACATGAGGCCAGTATCATTATCACCACATGATTGCCAAGCGGCTTTTACATACGCCCGTCGAGGTTCAACTGTTGCTTTGTTAGCACTAAGAACTGTTGACAATGATTACAGTGAAATTACATCACGAGGTACAGATCAAGACTTGCTAGAACATTACAGCAAACTATTTGGCAGTGCGAAAGATGTTAATGAGCTTAATGGTCACGCTATGGAGTTAGCTAAGTTAAAGTTGCCAAGCGGTAAGACTAAGACAGAGCTAAACAATTATTACAGTCAGATTAAAACTAAGCTAGGAGCAAAAACAAATGTTAATTAATGCGGTAGAACAAGGTTCACCTGAATGGTTTGCACTTAAGGCAGGTAAAATCAGTGCTAGTAGAGTAGGTAATCTATTTCTAGGTAAGTCAACAGCTACTAGAAATAATCTTATAGCCTCACTGGTTAGAGAGAGACTTACAAAAACATATTCACAAAATACCTACACAAGCAAGGCAATGGAACATGGAACTGAGACTGAGGAGGAAGCCAGACAATACTACAGCATGGTAAACGACGTTCATGTCCAGACTTGTGGTATAGTTACGCATGAGGAATATGACTTTATAACAGTATCACCTGATGGCTTAGTAATGAAAGACAACAAGATTAGCTATCTGCTAGAGATTAAATGCCCTTTCGCAGATGCTATGCATTTAAAATACTACACAACTGGACATCATGCCAAGCAATACAAGTATCAACTTGGCTTGCAAATGATGGTATGTGACTTAGATAGAGTTGACATTGTGAGTTACGACAACAGATGGCCAACTGATATGGTCATGGCAACGGTCACAGTAGAAAGAGATCAGGTGTTGGAAAAAGCAATACTAGATAAAATATTGGAAGCTAACGATGAAGTTAATTCTATTATCAAATCACTAAACATAGGAGATAAAAAGTGATAAACAAAGTAATACTCATAGGCAATATTGGAACGGATTTAGATACCCGTACATTTTCGAACAACAATAAGGTTATGTCATTTAGCCTTGCGACTAGCGAGAAGTGGAAAGGTAAAGACGGTCAACAACAAGAGCGCACGCAATGGCACAAGATATCGGTTTTTAATGAGAACCTTATCAACGTGTTAGATAGCTATGCAGGTAAAGGTACAAAGATTTATCTTGAGGGTAAGTTGCAGACACGTAAATACCAAGACAGTAGTGGCTCAGACCGCTACGTAACTGAGGTGGTGCTAGAGCGCTACAACGGCGTTATACAATTACTATCAAAAAGTAGTAGTGATGGTCAGCCTAAAATGAGTCCAAATCGTAAGGTTGTAGACGAATACCCTCTTGATGATGAGATACCATTTTAGTCATGGGAAAATATACGTTACAGATTACTAACGAGGTTGAGCGCGGCAAAGCACTTGACCTTGTTAAGCGTAGCCCAATCAATACCTACATAAGCTACCAGCGTGATAAACGTACAACAGATCAGAATAAACTTATGTGGGCTTTGTTAACTATTATAAGTAATCAAATAAAGTTTGATGGTAACACTTGGGGTATGCATAAAGTCGGTGGTCGTTACAAACCAGATGATTGGAAACAATTATTTGCGGCAAGTCTATTTAAAACACAGTTTATGCCAGACCTTGACGGCGGTATGTTGCCCCTTAATCCTAGCACTTCTAGTATGACTAAAGAGGAACACAGTCAGTTATGTGAGCTTATAATTGCACAAGCGGCCAAGTGGGGTATTGAGATAAAGGACATTGAGCCTGATGCTTGATTTAATCTTGCCATTCCCAATATCAGTCAATTCTATGTATTCTAATCATGGCAGACGTAGGATTAAATCCAAACGGTACAGGATATGGCGAGAAAAGGCTATAGAAGCCTTGCAGGGACAATATAATGGTGACTTGTTAGATTATGACATAAAACTAGAAATAGCTCTATCTGCGCCTTGTAAGCGCCTTAGAGACTTAGATAACCATGCAAAGGGAATACAAGATGCACTCACTGGAGCTGTAATTGTTGATGACAGTCAAATAAAGCATCTAGAGATGTATTGGATAGATAAAAGAAAAGGAGGTTTGGCAAAAATATATATTGACAAATTTATAGAAATTTAACTAATAACAAATAGGGATAAAATTATGACTACACTGCCGTACTTCTGCTATTTTCCGAAAGACATGGGATACAAGATAGCACATCTAACATTAGCTGAAGATGGAGCTTACCATAGGCTTCTTAGACTTTGTTGGACAACAACAGGTTGCACTATACCAAATGACATCACTTGGATTGCACGTAAATGCTTATGCAGATCGCAAGATGATATAGACGTTTTACAATCAGTTTTAGACGAGTTCTTTTACATAAAAAAAGATAGATATTATAACAAAAGATTATCGGAAGAATATGACAAATCAAATGCAAAGCATAAAGCACGTGTTGATGCAGGAAAAAGGGGTGGTCACGCTAAGTCACTGAAAACTAACAATAAAAGTTCTAGCAAAGCTATAGTAAAAACAAAGCAAAGCTCTAGCAACCATAACCATACCCATAACCATATAAATAACCATACTATTAATTATAATTTTATACCAAAGGAGCTAAACAAAAACACCAAAACTTACAAACTAATTGAAAAGCATATGACCAGTGATGAATTGGAATTACAACTTGAGAAGTTCATTGCCTATCATATGGACAAGCAAACAAAATCAACAGACTTCAACAGACAGTGGAGAGCATGGTTACAAAATAACGTGCAATGGAAGTTAGAGAAAACAGGAGATAAGAATGTCAAACAATATAATACAACTACAA